TCAGGGGATGCAGCTCACCTATGGCGAGTCCCAGCGCCTCGCGCTGTCGTGGGCCAAGCTGACCAATGAGTCTGATCCCAATATCCTGGCATTTCAGACTCGGCGCGCTGTGGGCTTCGCTCGCGCCTATGGGCTGTCTCCTGAGCAGACGGTCGGCGCGATGGGGACGGCGTCCTACCTCGGGGAAGACCCGAAGCGATTTGCCCTTCTGATCGCAGAGGCCGTGCGCGCCGGCAACCAGGGGGGGCAAGCGTCCAATGTGATGCAGGCGCTTCTGCACTGGTCGGAAACGGCATCGCAGATGCTCGTCACGCACACGGATGTGCATGCCTTTGCGGCGATGTACGCCAGCATGAATGCCTCGAAGGAGCCGGGCCTGAGAGGGGCCGCCGGGGAAGCGCTGATCTCGCGCGTCAACTCGTCTCTGATGCAGGGGGGCGCCGCCGGGGAAGCCGGACAGGCTGCGATCTACCAAGCGCTCAAGCTGCACGGCATCACGAATCCGTACGACATCAACCAGCTTCTCGCCGGCGGCATGTTCGAGACCCCGGAACAGGCGCTCGGATATGGGGGCAACGAGACAACCTACGGGATGGTCAAGGACTACATCGACAACCTTTACAAAGGCCAGCGCCCGACGCGCAGGTATGCTGCCATCGCCAATATGTTCGGGATCAACGCCAACCAGGCGAAGGCGCTGGATGGCTTGCGCAGCGTGGATATTGACCAAGCTGCGCGCTATTTTGCCGCGCATCACACTGATCTCGCATCGATCAAGTCGACCTCCATGAAGGACGTGATTGGAGCGATCAATGCGCCGCGGTCCGAATTGGACGATTACCGCAAGCGGCTTTTGGAGCGCACCGGCCCCGGGTCGCTTACCTATGCGCAGCGCAAAGAGCTTCGCGCGACGCCCGAAACTGCCCTACGAGACGAACTGGTCAAGCTATTTTCCTTGCACGGCATGGAGTCGACGCAGGGCACGCAATCGCAGCAGGCGGCAGCCGACCTGAATAACGCCCTGACTGAGGTAGGATCGGGCCTATTGCCGATCATTACCGACCTGAAGTACGGGGTCGGCGATCTCACCAGCGCGGCAGGCCAGCTTTCGACGGTCGTGGGAGACCTCTACAGCTATGTGGCTCATGACGATAAGACAATCACGGGCCGGGCCGGGGTCGGCCGATTGGTAGCGCCGCTGCCTCGCGGGGTTCGAGACAACAATCCGACCAATCTAAAGTATGTGCCAGGCCAGCCCAATGTAATCGGCCACGATGGGCCGTTCGGGGTTTATCGTACGGAAGCGGATGGCGTGCAGGCAGACTTGCACCAATACCTGCTCTACCAGCACCGCGACCATCTGATGACCTTGCGCCAGATGATTCTGAAGGCGACGCCTCCAAGCGATAATCCGAATGTCGGGAGCTATATCGCGAAGGTGGCTAAGGAGATGGGCGTATCTCCGGATGCGCCGGTGAATTTGGACGATCCCATCATCGCGCAGGCCTTCATCAATGCCGCCGCGCGGCAGGAAACCGGGATCGTACCAAACCCCTCGGCAACCCTGCGGGGCGTGCGCGCGGCGATCGCCGAGGATGCAAACGCCAAGGCGCCTCGGATCAACATGGACGTCGGGAAGGTGCCTGCCGCTAAGGCGGAAGGCTTCGCGCACCCGGCGCTGGGCGGCGGTACAAAACTGCCTGCCGGCGCGCCTGCGAGTGCGCCTGTGTCGGATAGAGGGGGGAGTGGAGGCGGAGGTTCTGGCAGGATCACAGTCGACCCTCTGGAGGTCATTCACCGGAACGCGGACGGCACGGTGATCGACGCCCAGCACCTGCCGGTCACCTATACCCCGCAGCCATCGGCATGGGGCATAGCCCCGCTGCAATCGCACCTGGCAACGACGCCATGACGATCACGACGTACACCCCGGCGGTCCAGGTGCTGCTGACCAAGATGGTCGCTCGCGTGAAGGGCGTCGCGTCTCGCTACGCGGCGACGCCGCGGCAAATCGACATCACCCCGTACCTGGGCGATGCCGGCGCCATTCGTACGGTGAAGTCCATCCTGGAGCCGGCCGGGGGCTTCTCGATCAGCTTCGCCGACGCTACGGACCCGACGATTGAGGATAGCCTCTACGCGCTGATCGAGCCCCAGGACATGGTCGAAATCCGCAGTTCTCGCACGCCGTTCAAGTATGCGGGCCAGAAACTGCCGCTGATCATGCGCGGGCTGGTGTCTTCCATCCGGCGCACCGAGGGCATTGGCCCGGATGGCAAGCCCCGGCGTTTGGTGGTCGTGCAAGGACAGGACTTCGGCAAACTCTGGATGATCAATCAGGTATATTTCGAGAGTGCCATAGTCACGGATAAGCCATACATTGATCAGTTCCAGTTGAACGTCACAATCGGTTTACTGCCATCTCTGATGCCAGCAAACAATTACATGACATTTCTCGCCGAGAAGGTCATGAACGAGAAGATTAGCATGATGGCTCATTTTTCGAGCCAGGTGGTAAAGCCGTTCATGGTGGACGCCTCGGTGCCGGATGGGCAGGTCTTCCCGCAGCAAGGGGGGAGTTTCAGTGGACGCACGATGTGGGATTTGGCCTCGATGTTTGCCGATCGGCCATGGAACGAGTTGTTCATCGAGGACCATGAAGACGGGCCGCACCTCGTATTCCGGCCGACGCCATATTACGACATCAATGGCAAGCTGATCATCCACGGTGCAGTCGATCCCGGAGTGATCGAAATGGATATTTCCGCCGTGGTCAATCTTGACCTGATGCGATCGGACGCAAGGGTGGCCAATTTCTACTGGGTGCCTCCGGGCACCGGTATGCTTGACACGACATTTATTTCTAACGTCTCTTCGCTATATTCTTCTCAACTTGACCTTAAATATGGGAACGACTCACCCGAGCTTTATGGCATCCGCAAAATGGTCTGCGATACGCGGCTACTGCCCAATAATCCGGACAGCCTGCCGTCGATGCTCCCACCGAGCGAGCAGGCGCCGGCCAATGGCGACATTGTGCTCTGGTATCAGCAGCGCGCGATACAACTGCGGGACATGAACCGCGACAATTCGGTGTTCGAGGAGGGTAGCGCCACCGTCATGGGGAGCGAAGACCTGAAGGCTGGTCGCTATCTGCGGGTCACGCGCGGCGATCTCGTCAGCCGCAACTACATCACCCGCGTTGCCCACACGATCGTCCCCCTTCGCACATGGACCGCCGACCTGACCTTGATCCGGGGCGACGGGTTCCTCGGGCGCATTGATTACGCGGGCTCGCCGGCGGCGGCTGAAGGACGGAAGGGGCCTTATTCCGCATGATCCGCTTCGCACAGGTGGTCGCCGTCCATTCCGCCAGGCGCACGCTTGATATTGCGTTCTCTGATACGGGGGAGCCGGTGGCGGAAGTCAGCGTCCTCTCGGCTACGGTCAGTTCGGATGCCGGCGTGTGGGACATTCCGGACGTGGCGAAGCCGAGCACAGAAGCGTCTGCGGGCGGCGTGGGGGGGGGCGGTCGGGTTATCATCGCGGCGGTCGACTTCACGTCTGACGGCCGCCCGGTGGTGGTCGGCTTCGCACGCGCGTACGGAAGCCAGATGGTATTCAGCGAGCCGAACCGTGAAGTTTGGCGCCACCCCAGCGGGGCGTACACCACGATCGCACCGGACGGCTCAATTGAGCACTACCATCCTGGGGGCGCCTATTTGCGGATCGGGGCGGGCGGCCATCAGGACCTGGCGCCCGTGGCCGGAGGAGGGAATTGGTCGATCCCGGCTGCGGACCCACCCCAGATTACGCTGGTGACGGCCGGTTTTACCCTGACCGTGACGCCTGGCGGCGAAACGACGGTGACATCCGAAGGCGCCGCAACGCTGAATTGGGCTGGCAACGTCACGCTCCAGGCCGGCGGCGACCTCAATTTGGTGGCTGGGGGCGCCCTCAACCTGTCCTCGAAGAGCGAGACATCCTGGACATCTCCGGGCCCCGTGACGATCCGGGGCTCCACGATTGACCTGAACCCCTGATGCCCGGCATTGCCCGAGTGGACGTCGATTATGCCGGCGGCCTTCTGGTGGGCCCCTTGGTGCCGTCCGTGCGCGTGAACGGCGCACCAGTCGTGGTGCGAGGCACGCTGGTTGCCCCGCACGGTAGGGACGCACACGAGAATGCCGTGATGGTGGGAGCCAGCGTCTCCGTGCGGGCCGGCGGCATCCCTGTGTGCCGCTCCGGGGACGCCGCCTCTTGCGGCCATGTGGACACCGGCTCCGGGGATGTGTCGGCCGGCGGCTGAGGTCGTGATGGCATCCTGCGGCCATGGCAGCGCCCCCGTCCCAGAAATACCGCCAGATCGGGTTCGTTCTTGAATCCCCGATGCAGGCGACGCAGCGCTTCACCTTTGCCATTCGGCCCGAAGAGTTGACGCGCCCCGAGCCTGGTCGCCTGACGCCCCAGCAGACGCTTGGGGGCGCTTGGGCGGACGCCTTTGGCCGCGGCATCTCCACCATCACGCTCTCGGGCCACAATGGGTGGCGGGGCGGCTTCCTCTCGTCGGGTGAGGATCTATTCCAGCAGCTTCGGTCCATCGCTTACCAGGGATGGTACGACCAGCGCGCATTGACCATGGCGGCCGGACAAGACCCCAACGGCGTGAAGCTCTACTTCACGGACTCCCTGGACCAGATCAGCGCAGTCGTCGCGCCCCAGTCCTTCACCCTTCGTCGATCCAAGACATCCCCCCTTCTGCTTCGCTACCACATGCAGCTCGTTATCCTGGATGACGCTGCCGGGGCGACGGACCTCGTGGACGAGATTATCAACGCACTGAGCGACCCGCTGCGGTGGCTGGCCGGCGTGACAGGGCTTGGGAATGTGGTTGCCCAGATCAATAACTTCGCCACGCAGGCGAGCAACCTGATCGGGGCTATCGGGGCGGCAGGAAGCCAATTCGTGGATACAGGCCTGGGCCTAATCCAGTCCGTCCAGACCACGGCGCAAAGCCTTCAAGGGCAGTTCGATGAGTCCTCGTCTGCGCTTCTGAACGCCGGGCGCCTGTATGCTACCGCAGGCGCGAACGCCTGGCAGGCGCTTGCCGCCGATCCGACCCTTTCGTCGCAAGAGCGGATTCCCGTGATGGCGCTCGCGTCCAATTTCAACGATGCGGCATGCACGATGGCGAACGCATTCGATATCGGTCGCTACTACATCGACTATTCGAGCATCTTCGGCGCCTCGACGTGCTCCAGCACTGCCGGCGGCGATCCTCCCAGTGCGTTCACCATCAATCTCGAAAACCCCTTTGCCGCGATGACGCCAGCCGCGCAGGCGCCCGTCAGCATCACGCCCGCAGCCCAAGCGGCTCTGGTGTCCCTGTCGGGCGATCCCCTTTTTCTCGTCGGCCAGACAGCCGCCATTGGGCAGATGATGGGTGCGGCCGCAGCAGGGGTGACCGTTTCGTGAGCGGCGCGACATCGACATCCTTTACCCAGTCCGTAACCGGCTATCGCTCGGCAGAAACCCGCGTCGATGACACGATGCAGAAAATTGCCGCGCGCGAGCTTGGAGACGCCGCGCGATGGTATGACATCGTGGCACTCAACAATCTTCTTCCTCCCTACATCACCAACAGTCTGGCATCCGCCGGCCCGAACGTCATATTCGCTGGGTCCACGATCCTCATCCCATCGCCGGCGCCGGCGCCCAGCGGCGTGGCTGACCCGGAAGCGATCTTCGGCACGGATTGCCTTCTCCAGGATGGCCAGCTTACGGCCAACGCGAATGGCGACGTCGCGACGATCAGCGGTGTTCCGAATCTGGTGCAAGCGCTCGAAAACCGGCTGGAGACGCATCCCGGAGACCTGACTTTTCATCCGACCTATGGGTGCAAGGTGTACACGTTGCTCGGGCAGGGGGCAGATCAATCGACCTTGCAACTGGCCGCTTCTTTCGTCGCATCGGCCATACAAGCGGACCCGCGCATTTCGTCGGTGGAAGGTGCCGCGGTCAGCGTCACAGGGGATACGGTCGCGGTCTCGGCAACGGCGATCACGGTGGATGGTAAAAAGCAGCCCGTCGGCACGACCGGCGCACTGAGCGGGTAAGCCCATGTTCCAGGTCAAGTCCTTCCTCTCGATCGTGGCATCCTGCATCAACAGGATGCGGAGCGTCACCACCAACATCACCGACTACAATGTCGGGTCGGTAGCGCGCACGCTGATTGAGGCTCCCGCGCAGGAAATTGACGAGCTGTATCAGCAGATGCTTCATGGCCTGGTCGAGGCCATTCCCGTCAGCGTCTATTCTTCGTTCAATTTCCCCGCGCTTGCCGCCAGCCCTGCGACCGGCCTGATCCGCGTCACGATTACCGCAAACGCCGCCCCCGTCTTGGTCCCGGGTGGCACCGCGTTCGTGCGCCCCGATGGGGCCGTCACCTATGCAGCCACCGCCGATACCACTATCGCGGCCGGCAATACCTATGCCGATGTGCCGGTCGCGGCGACCACGGCGGGCACGCTCGGGAATTTGGTGGTGAATACGTCCTTTTCGCCGTCGTCGCCTCCGCCCGGTTTCGTCTCTGCCATCAACCTTGCGGCCTTCACGAATGCCACCGACGCCGAAACCGCCGCGCAGCAGAAGACCCGCTTCCAGCAATATATCCAGACGCTCGCGCGCGCGACGGACGCATCGCTGAAATATGCGGCCACACAAAAGGTATATTTGACGGATGCCGCCGGGAATATAGTGGAGAAAGTCGGCAGTTGCGCGATCATTGAGCCGTATAAGAGCGACCCGACACAGCCTACGGGCCTTGTCTACATCTATATCCACAATGGGGTCGGCGGCACATCGCAAAATCTGGTGCAGTTCGGACAGCAGGTGATTGACGGCTATTATGATGCTTCCGGTAATCCGGTGTCCGGCTACAAGGCAGCCGGCACGAAAGCCATCGTGGCGGCCGCCCCCGAGCAGCCGCTGAACATCTCGGCCGGTCTCACGGTGGGATACGGCTATGACCAAGCGGCCACCGCAGCCGCAGTGCAATCTGCCCTCTATGCCTACGTCCTAGGCATTCCCCTGGGACAGCCGTTCCTCGGCGCCAAAGCCACGCAGATTGCCATGGAAACGGCTGGCGTCCTTGATTTCAACATGACGACGCCCGGCGCCGGGGATGTTGCTGTCGGCAATACGGTAAAACTGATGCCAGGCTCCATCATTGTGGCCGGCGGCATGTCGGTCGCCGCAGCCGCCACGCCTTCGGCGACGGCATCTCTAACCACGGCTATTCAGATGGACGCCGCGGGGACAGCCTCCACCGGCGCGACGGTCCACTTCTGATGCGGCTCACCACGAAACTCATCGGGTTCCTGAACCGGATCTGGGACAAGACTCCCGACCAGTTTCTCGCGTTGCGCCTTAACTACACCCTCGCGCCCGGCATGACATGGGAAGTCTCGGATGGCTTCCTGACGACGACAGTACCGACGATGCCGGGAGCTAATCTGTCGGTGGACCTATCTCAATATACGCTGGCAGGCCTGGCTGCATTCCTGAGCGCGCAAACGGGATATGCGGTTTCCGACCTCTACACCGCAGGGAATTTCTCGCCATCGGCTTTAGTGCTGGTGGATGGAGCGGGTGATCCTGCTCAATCGGACGGGGATCACCTCTACGGCTTCAGCAGCTTGACCTGGGCATATCTTGATGCGATCGCAGCCGAATTGAATACTGCGCAGCAGCAGATTGTCGCGATACCATCGGAAATGTCGGTAGCGACCGCTGACGGGGAATGGCTGGACCTGCTCGGCAGCTACTATGCGGTTCCTCGTGCCGTTGGTGAGTCCGACGCACAATATGCGCCGCGCATGATCGCTGTGGTTCTCCAGGCCAGGTCGAACAACATCGCGATCGGGCAGGCGATTACAGCGGCCATCGGTCAGCCGGCAACCGTCGTAGACGCGGTAGAATACGGCGCCACGACCCCTCTTTACGATAGCCTGATCACATTCGATGGCGCGCACGACTATTCGGCGTCTGCCGAGCCAATCTACAACCTGTTCGACGTGACCACCGGCTACGACCTTCTTGGCGGGGGCGATCCGACCGCTTTCCTTTTGATCGTCGCGGGCATCGTCGAAAGCATGCGAGCGGCGGGCACCTTTTTACGGTCTCTACTGCTTTCCGGATCGGTTCTCTCGGATGCCTTCGCCGGCCCCGCTGATGCGACAAGCGGGATGTCGGCCGCCGTGATCATTGGCGACGCCCTGGCGTCGCCTGCGGACACCTCCTCGCCGATGCCCGTGAGTTTCGGGGCGACCCCTGACGCATTCACGCCTCCGGGCGATGGCACCGACGATCTTGAAGTCAGCTATACCACCAAGTTCAACGGCGCCGTGACCTATGGTGGCAGCCGCCCGTACGCATCTGGATACCGGGTGGATCAGTCGATCTCCGGCGTTCCTACAGGCACCCTGACGCCCCTCTGATCATAGCGCCGCAGTCGTGACGGCATCCTGGCACCTCGTCGTTGGAGGTGCCAGTGCGGTTCGTGGAGTCTGAGTTTCGCCCCCCGGTGGGCACGTTCACGCTTCTGGTCAAGCGCCGCGGCTCCGTCATCGAGCGCTATGTCGACCGGAACCTGATCGTCACTGGATCGAAGCTGATCCATGCCCAGCTGCTTGGTGGCGCCACCGCCAATAACAGCATCACGCAGATCGGCTACGGCACGGGGCTTTCGGCGCCTGTGGTCGGCAATACGAGCCTGACAGGCGCCTATCTCAAGGCGGTCGACGGCGTTTCCTATCCACTCAGCAACGAGGTCGCGTTCGCATTCTCGCTTGGGAGTGCGGAAGCAAACGGGATGGCGATCGGTGAGTTCGGCCTCTTTACGGGCGGGGGTGCGCTCTACGCGAGGAAGGTCAGGTCGGCGGCGCTGAACAAGGATACCGACATCAGCCTGTCCGGCACTTGGACCATTACCTTCTGAGGGAAAAGCAATGGCCAATCAGCCTGAAGTTGGTACCTACGACGCCGGCGTATACCAGATCGAGACAACCGACCCGGTGCAAGGGGGAGTGGGCGGTGTCACGAATGCCCCTCTGCTGAACCTGGCAAACCGAACTGGGTGGCTCAAGGCGCAGCTCGCGACGTATGCCGCCCTCATCGCCAACCTCGCTCCGATCGGCAGCCCCGCCTTCACGGGCACGCCTACCGCCCCGACTCCTGCGGCCGGCGACAATAGTCTGGCTGTTGCCACAACCGGCTTTGTCCAGAGTGCCACGAACGGGGTTTCCGCGATCAACTGCGCCGGCAGTTCCAATGTCGTCCTCACCGCTGCGCAATATGGCGCCTCAATCCTGACTCTCATCGGTGCGCTCACTGGCAATATTGCGATCATCTTCCCTGCCGTCTCGGGCCGGTGGGTGATTCAGAACAAGACCACCGGCGCTTATTCCGTGACATGCAAGACTGCCAGCGGGGCCGGCGTGGTGGCGACGCAGGGGCTGGTTCTCCCCATCTTCGGCGACGGTTCGAGTATTTATGCCGGCTTCAGCGATCTGGCCGGGGCGTCGTTGTTTTCGGCAATTGCGCCGGCGCCGAACGGGGCGTCCTCGGCGGGCGTCGCGG